TTTAGTTCTATCAGTTTATCAAAGTAGTGGCTTTCCATGTTATCAATGATGAATACACTTTGAGAGAGCACTTGAGAGTTCATTGTTGGAAAACTTCCGACAACGTCTATATTTTCAGAAACTAATAAAGCAGAATTACCTTTGTAGTGTTTCATTGAGCGTTCTTTTGTACCATACATTTGGTGATACAACCTAGTGAATACAGCATTACTTGGTTTTGGTAAATCAGTGTCTTGTATCCAAGAGATAAATTCCTCTTTTAACTTTGTTATTTCCTTATAGTTTTCTTTTGCTTGAGAATATCTATAAATAAAAGTTATGAAAGTGATGAAAAAAAGAACTAGAAATAGTTTTAAGTAAATCATAAAATTTCACCTTTTTATCTTTAATTATACCAAAAAAATGAGGCTTTAAGTGTAATAAACCTATAGAAAGGAGGCATAGTATGCCAGTAGATGACCATGGTTTGAACTTAGTTAATGAGTTCATTACCACAAATGGAATTGAAAAAATGAGTTTGGCAGCAAAGTATGATGTTGCTAAAAATGTCATGATTGACACTTTAAGCGGACGACTTCGCACACCGCAGGCTCATAAAATTATCTTGAAAATCATTGATGATTTCAAGCTGCGTTAGAAAGGAAATAAGTAATGTCAGAACCAAAACTTGAGTTTGAGGTGCGAGCGCCTGGTAGCGATATGCGGACAACTGTAAAAGTTGATGGATATAATTACCAAGCTATCGACCGAATCTGTAAACAGACAAACATCACGTTATTTGAAGTCACTAATCGTTTGATTGAATATGCATTGCGTCATGTTGAAATTACCGATAAAGATGACAAGTTACGTTAGAAAGGAGTGGTTGAATGGAAAATGAAATGACCAATTCAAAAAAGGAAGTTGCGAGAAATATTTATTTAGAACACTTCAAACGAGAAAATATACCTTTAGACTTTTTTGGAAATCCAGAACTTAATAAAATCGGCGTAGAAATACTTGACTTATTAAAAAAAGAAGACTTAACAAACGAACAAGCGTATGCAACTCTTCAATATGTTTATAACTTAATAAAATATGAATCTAATTTTTTGAAATTAAGCTGATAGGTTCTTTAATTTCTATAGAATCACTATGAATAAACGGTAATTTTATAGTCCCGTCTAATAACTCAAAATCAAACATAGTCGAGTTATTAGGGGTATCAATGTTATCAGGGAAGTCAACTTTTGCTAATTCTAGTAGCTTAACAATTAATAAGTCAGGCCTACTCGAAAGATGCAAGTTTTTAATACCAAAACCACTATTGTTGAATTGTTCAAATACTTCATGACGAATGAAGGAGAATGAATCGTTATTCTTAGAACCAGGAACAAAAGAATTTTGTTGAATGCTTTCGGTTCTTATAGATTCGTTAAGCACAGGATCATTATATTGGTCATAAATAATCGTTCTTGCTTTAGCAAGACCCAGTGAAGTATCCCATATGATTTCAAAAGGAACAAAAGAATCATTTTTACTAGCAGCGATTTCATTAAAAACTGATACAGCGTATTCAAAAGACACTATTTCCAATTTGTTCATATTTAGTAACTCCTTTCTGTAGTTATTTGAATAAAGCTCAGTTGGTATGTTCATTATTCAAATATATTATATCAGTTAGCTTAAAAGTATGCAACTGTATTTTACTATATATTGCGATAGAAAACGTTAACAATTAAAAAGGAGGCACTATATGTTGTGGTCGAAGATTGAAGGCAAGCTAAAAGAAAAAGGCATATCTGTTTATAGATTGTCAAAATTGTCTGGAATTAGTCATCAAGCCTTATCATCATTAAAAACTGGAAAATCTAAAAGTCCTAGTTTTGAGCTGATGGTCAAGATAGCTGATGCACTTGATATCAGCTTAGATGAATTCAGGTAACAAAAAAAGCGCTCTGGAAAGCGCTCAGTAAAAATTATTTACAAGTCAATTATACCACAGAAAGGGGGATTATATGGCTCTTGATTTATCTGATGGAAATTGGATATCTAAAAAGAAATTCAAAGAAGAATTTGACCTTGGTGAAACAGCCTATCAAACTAGAATGAAAGCCATGACCGCTGGAGATTCTGAATTTAAGAATGGATATGCTAAAGTCAATCGCCAAGAAGTTTATATCAACCGGAAAATTTATAGCGCATGGATGAGTGCTGAAGCAGAAAAAAATATGTTCTGGGTTGATTACTAGAAAGGGATCAAATGACACAATTTGAAGTAAGCCAACACGCTTTGTTGTTGGCAAACAACGAAGGTCAGAGCCGTGAGATCAAACGGCTACAAGTTGAGGCTAAGCAAATGCGACTAGCTTTCAGAGATTTAGACTTGTACTGTGGTCAACTTGAAGCTGAAAATGCACAACTTAAAGCTAAATTGGCACGGTACGAGATGTTTGAGACCGCTACACAGGTTTGGGGGTATTGAGAGATGATATACACCGCTAAGTACTGGAGCGGACAGTGGAGTAAGGAACTATTACTCAAAGCTGTTAGTCGTAACAATAATCCTTGTGACAGCTTTTCGCTTTCAAAACAGATACAGCTTGATTTTGGCATGCTTGACTATCAAGCTGATGAATTCATTCAAAAATCTCTAACAGTTGATGAATTATGGCAAAACATTGTAGCGCTAATTGAAAGTGACAAATTTAAAGATGATTGGGAGAAAAAACATGGTAAAAATTAACAAACTAGAAATAGAAAATGTCAAGCGTGTAAAAGCTGTCAAACTCGAACCGACAGCTAACGGCTTGACGATAATCGGAGGTCGCAATGGTCAAGGCAAGACATCAATCTTGGACTCAATTGCTTGGGCATTAGGTGGAAACAAATATAAACCTAGCCAAGCGCACCGTGAGGGCAGCGTATTGCCACCTAATCTGCATATTGTCCTTGACAATGGCCTAGAGATACGTCGTGACGGCAAGAATAGTGATCTGAAGGTAATTGACCCAAGCGGGAACAAAGCAGGTCAACAGCTTTTGAATAGCTTCGTTGAAGAGTTTTCAATAAACTTGCCTAAATTCATTGAAGCTAATAACTCAGAAAAGGCTAAGACTTTACTTCAAATCATCGGAGTCGGTGAACAGTTGGCCTCACTTGAACAACAGGAAAATGAAAAATACAACCAGCGAACTGCGATTGGTCAAATCGCTGATCAAAAGAAAAAGTTTGCTGCCGAACAGGTCTATTATCCTGATGCACCTAAAGACCTTGTGAGTGTGTCTGAGCTTATCACACAACAGCAGTCAATCTTGGCCAAGAATGGTGAAAATGCTCGTCTGAGATCACAACGTGACCAGTTAGCGCAGTTAAAAGATAATCTTGATAGTGAGATTGATAGACTAATCGCTGAACGTGCTGACATTGAAGCTAAGCTTGAGATAGCTGAAAAGTCTACGCTTGATCTACATGATGAATCAACTGTTCAGCTTGAGCAAAATATTGCGCAAGTTGAACAGATTAATTTGAAAGTTAGAGCCAACCTTGATAAGGATAAAGCTAATGAAGATGCTCAAAATTACAAAGACCAGTATGATGGACTGACATCTGAGATTGAGGGTATCAGGCTTGAAAAAACTAAGCTGCTTGATAATGCTGACTTACCATTGCCTGGGCTATCAGTTGCTGAAGGTGAACTTCTTTACAACGGCCAGAAGTGGGACAATATGTCAGGCGCTGAACAGTTGAAGGTATCAACGGCTATTGTCCGTAAGCTTAACCCTGAATGTGGTTTCATTCTTGTGGATAAGTTAGAACAATTCGACCTTGAAACATTGACGGAGTTTGGCCAATGGGCTGAGACTGAACAGCTACAGATTATCGCCACTCGTGTCTCTACTGGTGATGAGTGTTCTATTATTATCACAGATGGCTATAGTGAAGAAGTGCCTCAAGTAGCAGTAGAAGCACCTAAGTATCAATTTTAAAGGAGAAATTAAATGAGTTTTAATATCACAAGCGGTCCAACAGCTACCGCTCAAAAAGTTGTGCTGTATGGTGTGGAGGGGATTGGTAAGTCAACGTTTGCATCACAGTTCCCTAACCCTGTCTTTATCGACACGGAAGGGTCTACATCAAACATGAACGTCCAACGTCTTGATAATCCGAATAGCTGGCAAATGTTATTAGATGAAGTGAACTACGTTAAGCAAAGTAGAATTTGTAGCACACTTATTATTGATAGTGCAGACTGGGCTGAACGAATTTGTAAAGAGCACTTAGCAGTTCTTGGTAAATGGACTGATAGTAATAATGATTACGGTGCTAAATACGTCGCCTTAGAAAAAGAGTTTGGATTACTTATCAACAAATTATCTGACTTAGTAGAGCTTGGCATTAATGTAGTGCTTACTGCCCATGCAAAACTAAAAAAGAAAGAAGAGCCTGATCAGATGGGAGCATTTGATCGGTATCAACTCAAGATGGAAGATAAAACTGGGGCTATCGTTAAGGAATGGGCTGACATGGTGCTATTCGCTAACTATGAAATGACAGTTCTGACTGACGAAAAAACCAAATCCAAAAAGGCAACTGGTGGTCATAGGGTTATGTATGCGACACATTATCCAGGGTGGGATGCTAAAAATCGTCATGGACTGGCGGACAAGTTACCATTTGACTATGCATCTATTGCACATATTTTCAATACATCACCGACAGTTCAACCAGTTCAACCACCGATTGAACCAGAGCAAACAGAATTAATACCGATAAATCAAGCTAACACTACACAACCTGTAGCAGCTGCACAACCTGAACAACCTGCACCGAACTTTGGACGTGATCCAATTGTGATTGATCCAGGTATTGATCCACAACTTGCGCAACTTATGACCGCAAATGGCGTGACAGAAGATGAAGTCAAGGCAGTTGTCGTTGAAAAAGGGTTTATGCCTGCAGAGGTATCAGTCAAAGATTATCCATCTGATTTAGTACAAGGTGGACTTGTTGCACAATGGGCGAACATCTTTGCCCAAATTACAGCCAAAAGAGGCTTTTAGAAAAAGGAGAATAGAAAAATGGAAGATATGCAAACATTTGGTTGGGATGATGAAATTTCAAATGAGGGAACACCTTTTGCATTGTTTGATGCAGGTAATTATCCTTTCACAGTTGTGAATTTTGAACGCAGTACTTATCAGCCAAAACCTAATTATCAAGCAAAAGTACCTACGGGAACTAATATGGCTATTTTATCATTGGAATTCATTAATGCTTCTACAGGTGAAAAGTCAACAGTTAAGGAAAACTTGTATCTGTATGGCAAGGGAGAATGGAGAATCTCTCAGTTCTTTATTTCAATTGGTCAAAAGAAAAAAGGGGAACCACTCCGTCCAAATTGGCAAGCAGTATTGGGTGCCAAAGGAATAGCTGAGCTTGAAATTAACAACTATACAGATAGGGATGGTAATCCTGGCAAGAACAATCGTGTGAAGACTTTCAACGAACCTACACAACAAGCAGCGTCCCCAGCATATCAAGCACCTCAACAAAATTATCAACAACCAGTGCCACCAACCCCACCGCAGGCAAATAAACAACCACCAGTTACGCCTTTCCCTGGTGCAACTCCTCAACAACCACAAACACCGCCAACTGGTGGCTATAACTTCGGAGGGTAAGAATGTTAGCTGAAAAAAATCTTACTGGAAAATTTAAGTTTCAATCATCTGAAGCTGTCAAGGAATTTTCAAAATGGCTTGTAAGTATTGGTCAGGATTTTTCATACAAAGAAAAAGATTACATGGTCACAGTCAAGTTTGATTTTGATGAAGACTATAATGCTGCTGAAGCAAAGGCTTATGAATTAGAAAAAGAAGCTGATCCACAAATGTCTTTAGAACTAGAGGAGGTAGAAGATGGAGCTACGTCCTTATCAGATTGAGGCAAATGAACACATTCAGGAAGAATGGGAAAATGGTAATCGAAAAACGCTACTCGTGTTGCCAACTGGCCTAGGTAAGACCGTTACATTTTCAGATCTAACCAAGACACTTGTTAGCAAAGGCGAACGTGTGCTAATTATGGCACATCGTGGCGAATTGCTTGATCAAGCAGCAGACAAACTTTTCAAGGTAACAGGATTGAAAACGGCAGTAGAGAAAGCAGACGATACCGCAGAAAATTCCTTTTTCCGTGTCACAGTCGGGAGCGTGCAGACTCTCATGCGTGAGAAACGTTTGAAGCGTTTTAAACCTGATCACTACGACACAATCATAGTTGATGAGGCCCATCACATCATGGCCAGTAGCTATCAATCAGTACTTGACTACTTTAGTAGCGCTAAAGTCTTAGGTGTTACAGCTACCGCAGATAGGACAGATAAGAAAAATCTAGGGCAGTATTTTGACTCATTGGCCTATGAGTATTCTCTACCTGATGCAATCAAAAACGGTTACTTATCACCAATGAAGGCATTGACAATCCCTTTGAAAATTGACTTATCAGGCGTCTCGATGTCAGCAGGAGATTTTAAGGCAAGTGATGTCAGTAGCGCACTTGATCCGTATCTTTATCAGATAGCTGACGAAATGGTTAAGTATTGTAGTAATCGTAAGACTGTCATTTTCTTACCACTAGTCGCAACGTCTAAGAAATTCCGTGATATTCTGAACGAAAAAGGTTTTAAAGCAGCTGAGGTCAACGGAGAGTCAAAAGATCGTGCTGAAATATTAGCAGACTTTGATGCAGGAAAGTACAACGTACTATGTAACTCAATGCTCCTAACCGAGGGTTGGGATTCGCCAGAAGTAGACTGTGTGATAATGCTACGACCTACTAAATCACGACCGCTCTACGTGCAGTGTATTGGACGAGGATTACGACTTGCTAAAGGAAAAGAGGATTGTCTTATCCTTGACTTCCTTTGGCATATAGAACGTCACGAGCTAGTCCATCCAGCCAATCTGATTGCTAAAGATGAAGAGATAGCTGCTAAGATGACCGAAAAAATGGCAGAACTTGACGAAGAAGAACAGCCAGCGTTATTTGATTTAGAAGAAATTGCAGAAGTTGCAGAGAGTGAAGTCGTTCAGGATCGTGAGAATTCACTTGCTGAGAAATTGGCTGAGATGAAGAAGCGTAAGCGCAAGCTAGTGGATCCATTGCAATTCGAGATGTCTATCCAATCCGAGGACCTGATGAACTATGCACCTTCATTTGGATGGGAGATGGCACCACCTTCTGATAAACAAGTAGCGGCGCTTGAAAAATTCGGCATCTTTCCTGAAGAGATTGAAAACGCTGGTAAAGCTACAATCTTACTTGATAAGTTAAACAAGCGTAAAATGTCAGGACTCACGACCCCTAAGCAGATTCGATTTTTAGAAAGTCGTGGTTTCCAGCATGTGGGCACTTGGAATTTTGATAGTGCTAGAAAGTTAATTGACAGGATTGCTGGGAATGGCTGGCGGATTCCTGCCGATATAAATCCCGCAGAATATAAAGGTGATTAAAATGGATCAAGAAATTAAAGCACTTAAAGAAAAAGTTGTATTTTTAGAGGCTTTGCTAGATATGAATTCTCAGAGTTTAAAAACAGCAATTGAAACAAATGAAAAGTTAATAGAGTTTCTTAAGACGAAGATTCAGAAATAAATTCTTCTGCTAAGTCAGCATCATAGTCAGCTGCAATAAATTGAGAAGCAGACTTTATAAATTGTTTCATATCACGTATATCTTTATCGTCATGTCGTCTTACATAATGAGTCTCATCATTACCAATCCAGGTTGCGGCTTGTGCAAGATTTTGTAATTTAGGGAAATCAGTTAGGTAATCTGTTATTACGTTACCTAAAAAGTTCTTTTTTATGACTTCTTCTTTATCTGGACTATTTCTAATTGCATAATCTTTGATTAAGAATTCAAGAGATTTTCTATAGCCAACTCCTGCAATTTGATTTAAACCTTCAGACTCAGCTTTAGTAGCTTGAGAGTATATTTCAACAAATGTTGATGATACTTTTTCAATATTATCAGGTAACTCAACTTTAATAGGTGGTCTGTATGAATTTTCAATGTGACGGAAATATTTAAATTCAGAAGAATACCTGTATCTTTCTGTAAAGTAATTTAGACAGCTTGAATCGGTACATTGTAAAAATATGCCAATAGTTCGAATATTGTCATATCTGTTATCCATTGATGTAGAGAAAATAAAATCGGGATTCATTGTCGTACCGCAATGTGGACATGAATTTGGTAAATTAACTTCTGCATTATTGGACGCATCCCTATAATTAACGGTAATTGTTTTTTTCAAATCAAAACTCCTTATATATAAATTTTTTTAACTTAATTATACCAAAGAAAGTAGGTAAATATCATTGGAAGATAAATTTGACCTAGTCCCACTACTCGAATATATACCACCGACACAGTTAGATTATCTTGATTGGGTGTCGGTGGGCATGGCCTTGAAACAGGAAGGCTATGGATTCGACGTGTGGGACACATGGTCACAACAAGATAGTAGATACAATCCACGAGAAATGGAAAGTAAATGGCAGTCACTTGGTCATAGTAAGGATACACCAGTCACTGGTGCATTCATTACTATGAAAGCAAAGGAAAATGGGTGGACACCTCGTCAATATGATGGAGATGGTATGCAAACATTCGGCTGGGATGATGAAATAAGCTATGAAAGTACAGGGAATTATAAAATTGTTGATAAATCGTGGGTTGAAGGTAAAGAAATACATGAACCTGATAACAATTGGAATCCTGTTACGCAGCTTAAAACATACATCAAAACGCTTTTTGCAAACGATGATTATGTCAGTTATGTTGTTGATTCGTGGCAAAAAGAAGATGGTAAATTTTCTGTTAGCGGTTCAGGCATCTACTCAAAAACAGCTGAACAACTTCTTAATGAGCTTGATAAGTACTCGGAAAGCAAAGATATTGGTTGGGTTGTAGGTGATTATAACCAAGAGGCAGGGGCATGGATTCGTTTCAATCCGTTAGACGGCAAAGGCGTCAAAAATGATAACGTTAAAGAATTCAAGTATGCTCTAGTAGAATCTGATAACTTGTCTATAGAAAAGCAAAACGCAGTCATGCGTGAGCTAGAATTACCAATTGCAGCGCTTGTCTATTCTGGCAGTAAATCGGTTCACGCAATTGTCAAAGTAGATGCCAACGATTATCAAGAATATAGAAAAAGAGTCGAGTATCTCTATAAAATCTGTAATAAGAATGGCTTACAAGTTGATGGTCAGAATAAGAATCCATCTCGCTTATCTCGAATGCCTGGTGTTGTCCGTGGCGATCATAAGCAATTTCTGATTGATACCAACATTGGTAAGGCGAACTGGGAAGAATGGCAAACGTGGATTGAGGACTTGAACGATGACTTACCAGAGTTTGAGAGTTTGGCCGAGATGTTCCAAGAAGATCCACCACTTGCACCAGTCTTGATAGATGGTGTGCTAAGACGTGGGCATAAGATGCTGATTGCTGGACCATCTAAGGCTGGGAAGTCATTTGCACTTATGGAGATGACCATATCAATTGCTGAAGGTATTCCATGGTTTGGCTTTAATTGTGAAATGGGAAAGGTCCTCTATCTCAACATGGAGTTGGACCGACCGTCAGCCTATAAACGGTTTAAGGATATCTATCAGTCAATGGGCATACCGCCTAAACACTTAGAAAATATCAGTATCTGGAACATGCGTGGTCACTCTATCCCAATGGATAAGCTAACGCCTAAACTGATCAGACGTGCTCAAAAAGAGAAGTTCGATGCCGTCATCATTGACCCTATCTATAAAGTATTGACAGGTTCGGAAAACGATGCAGAGCAAATGGCTAAGTTTACGAATAACTTCGATAAGGTGGCCATGGAATTGGGAACATCAGTAATTTACTGCCACCATCACTCGAAAGGAGCACAGGGTGGTAAATCATCAATGGACCGCTCAAGTGGTTCAGGCGTGTTTGCACGTGATCCTGATGCCATTCTTGACCTGATAGAGTTAGACGTCACAAAATCTTTACGTGATCAGCAGAAAAATAGAGCTACAGCTAAATTTTATGCAGATATTATCAGTGATGAAAAACCTGCTTACTTTCCTGAAATTGGCCAAGATGATTTCTTATCAGCTGCTGAAATGCGCAAGCATCTGACAGCAGCACTAGGGACTGAACGTGCTGAACGTATCGCAGGATTTGAGTTAGAACCACTTAGCAAGCGTGTTGACCTTATGACCGCATGGCGACTTGAAGGAACGCTCCGAGAATTTCCTAAGTTTGATTCAGTCAATTTATGGTTTAATTATCCGCTACATTATTCTGATGATGCTGGAGTACTGAAAGACCTTGAGCCAGTTGGTAGTGAGCCACCTTACAAGCGTGGAGCTAGAAAAGGTAGTGAAGCGAACTCATCAGAGGACAAAAAAGCTGCACGAGCTGCTGCTAATAAAGAAAAATTAGACATGGCATTTGACTTTCTAATGGACGAAGAAGGTAAAGTACTCATTGGTAAATTAGCTGAAGGAATTGAAGGGCAGCCTAACAAAGAGACTGTAAAAAAATGGATAGATAACAGTGAAGACTATGAAAGAGATAGTAATGGTTGGGTCAAAAAGCCTGAAACAGATAAGGAAAATTGATACCTATACCATGGTCAAAAAGCCCTGAAAGTTATACCCTAAAAAGTACCAAAAAGCCTAATGTGCTTTAGGCATTTTGACGGTCAAAAAAAGGGGTCAAAAAGCCCTCTAAGTAAACTTAACAATTGATGTCAAGGGGGTGGGTTTATTCCCAACCCCCATTGACACACAAAAGATGAAGTTTAGAGAAGTAAAAAAGTCGAACTGTAAAATTCAAAAATAAAATAACAGGGGTGGAGGTGAGGTATAAAAATTATGGACTATAAACAATTTTTTGCCGACGTAGAAAACTGGATATACGAGTGTAACAATCAAGCTGCGAAACTTGGTTTCATGACAGATGAGTTTTGGAACTGGGTTGTGAAATCTCTTGAGGAGTTCACAAAAAAATACGACAATGAAAAGCTGGCTATGAAACAAGCTAGTATGTTGCTTGAATGGCTAGATGAATTATGGAAGGATATGAAAAATGCCTGATTTCAATTTTGAGGATTTACTCAATAAATTTAACACTGATCAAAACCAGTCGCCACTTTTGCGATTGGCAAATGATTGGACGAAAATATCTGACAGTGCTGAAAAATTAGCTGTTAGATGTGGGAAGTTGCTGGAGGTTGAAAATGCCTAAACAAATCAATATCACATTCACTTATGAGGAAACAGAAGAAAAGTTTGAACCGTTATCGGTTGAATACGAAACAGGAGATAATCACTCTATGTTAGCGTACTTATTGGCTTACATTGCGGCAAATGAATCCTTGAAAAAACCATGTTTTCTAAATCATTTTGAAAAAGATTTAAAAGTCCTAATTCTAGAAAATGCACTGGAGAAGTTTAATGGTAGTAATTAATCTAGATCCTTATCCATCTCCAAGACCGCGGTTTAGCAGACGAGGTGGTACTTACATGCCATCAGATTACACTGCGTGGAAAAAAATGTTCTTGCGTGAATGGTTGAAGCACAACTTGGGTAAGTATGACACAGGGGTGGCTATTGCTGTTGACTTGAAATTTTACATCAAGCCACCAAAAGCGATAGCTAGAGTCAAGAAAAACCAGAATATCCTAAAAGAAGAAACTTGGCGAGTGGTCAAAAAACCTGACTTGGATAATCTTGAAAAATCTGTGCTTGATTCTGTTAATGGCCATGCGTATGAAGATGACAATCAGATTAGTGATTTACATTCATGTAAGAGGTATTCACTGAATCCGCGTGTGGAGATTTCAATTAGGGAGGATGGTTCAGATCAAGATGAAATATCGTCTGTCAGGATGGTCAAACGTGATGTTGAAGTATTGAAAAGTGCCACAAATATTGTAGATTTTTGGAATGCATGCACTGAATTTTATTCGGACGAAGAATTAGCATGGGCTTGGCTACATCCTGAATTAGTTGAACAAAAATAAAAACTGCGAAAAAATGGATTACTATCATTTTTGATTAGGAGGTATAATTGGCTAGAAAAAAACAGGAACTAAGCCGAAAGACTCTAGCGAGGCTAGAGGAAGAAATGCGGCTGTACCCTAAAATACCAAGACTAAAAGCTGAGGCATTGGTCACAGCGGAGTTAAATCGTGACACTGATGTTAATTGGTGGATTCAAGGCAGTCGTAAGAAGTCAGAACCACCACTTGACGAGCTCATGAAAAAAGAAGGCAATAAGGCTTATCAGTATTATGATCAGTTGGCCAAAGACATTGAGCGGACTGTGAGTGGACTGTCTCCAGACCTTCAGAAGATTATTCATGAATGTTTCTGGGGCATGAATAGTTATTATGATTGGCCTACGATTGGAACAGTATATCTAAATATCAGTTATAGACAGATATATTCTGTCAGATATGGTATTTTAGAACAGTTCGCCATGCAACGTGGTATAACTTTTTAAAAAAATATCAATGGGGACACAAAAAAGGGTAGTTGTGTCCCCATTTAGTGTGTTATATTAGTATCATGGAATTCAAAAGAAAAAGCAATTAGTGCTCAACCACTGGTTGCTTTTTTATCTACAAAACAAACACAATTAACGAAAGGGGGTGCAGGCGTGTTAATATGACGGAAGAAATCAAAGAGAAAGCTTTGCAATTGTATCAAAAAGACTGGAAGTATAAGGATATTGCTGAAGAATTAGGTATCTCAGTAAATACTTTCAAATCTTGGATTCGGAGATATAGATGGACTAAAAATAAAGGTGCACCCACAACAAAAAAGGTGCACCCTAAAAAAGTAGGTGCACCCCCAAATAATAAGAATGCAGTAGGTAATAACGGTGGAAAAGCACCACCAAATAATCATAACGCAGTGACGCATGGTCTATTTTCTAAATGGTTACCTGCAGAAACGGCCGAAATTATTGAAGCAATGCAAAGTAAATCTGAATCTGATATGATTTGGGATTCTATTATGATTCAATATACTGCAATTATCAGAGCTCAAAAGATTATGTTTGTTGATAGCTCTAATGACTTATCTAAAGAAGTATCAGTTGAAGGGCAGTTTGGTAATACCTATGATATTCAGTTCGCTTGGGATAAACAAGCTAACTTTATGAATGCACAGTCTCGTGCTATGTCTACTCTATCAAATCTAATTAAACAATTTGTGGCTATAGCTGATGACCAAGATGAGCGTAGATTGAAACTTGAACTAATGAATGCACAAATTAGTAAGGTTAAAATTGATCAAGAACTATCTAAAATCAAGGTTGACGCTTTAGGCAAAATTGACGATCAAACGACAGAAGATAAGCTCGATGAGTTACTTGGTAAGATTAACGAGGCGGTAGATGATAACTGATATTTACTCGAAAAAACAAATTGAGGTATTAAGAGAAACTGTCAACAAAGACTGGTTCATTGCTTTGCTTCACGGGGCCAAACGATCAGGTAAGACTAAAATTAACAATGACTCTTTCTTGTTTGAACTTAGGCGAGTACGTAAAATAGCTGATGAAGAAGGTGTTAAAGAGCCAATGTATATCTTAGCTGGTGTTTCGTCTGCAACTATTAACAAGAATATCTTACAAGAGCTGTATAACATGTATAACATCGAGCTTAAGTTTGATAAGCATAACAACTTCAAATTATTTGGTGTTAAGGTAGTCCAAGCTTATACTGGTAATATTGGTGGTGTTGGTGCTATTCGTGGTATGACTGCTTATGGTGCTTATATCAACGAGGCATCATTAGCTAGGCAAGAAGTATTTGCCGAGATTATATCCCGGTGCTCTGGTACTGGTGCACGTATTCTAGCAGATACAAACCCAGATAACCCCGAACATTGGTTGAAAAAAGAATACATAGACAAGCCTAACGAAAATGTTAAGGCTTTTCATTTTGAGCTGGATGATAATACTTTCTTGTCTGAGAGATATCGTGAAAATATTAAAGCAGCAACACCAAGTGGCATGTTTTATGACCGTGATATAAAAGGGCTATGGGTATCTGCTGATGGCGTTGTATATCAAGATTTTGATGCAAACAAGCACTATATCAAATCGGATGAGTTGCCTGAACTATCTAAATTCTATTGTGGAGTCGACTGGGGTTATGAACACTGGGGCTCAATTGTTGTAATTGGAGAAACTGATGATGGTACTGCTTATTTGATTGAGGAACATGCTAAACAGCACGAAGAAATCCCATATTGGATAGATGTGGCAAAGGGTATTCAAGAACGATATGGATCAAGAACACCTTTTTATTGTGACTCTGCTCGTCCTGAACACGTTAACGCATTCAGAAGAGAACATATCGAAGCGTTCAATGGAGATAAAGCCAGGTTAACTGGTGTTGAATCGGTTGCTCGTAGGTTCAAGAAAGATAAATTATTTATTTGCCGAGATAGGGTTAAAAAATTCCCTAATGAAATTTATCAGTATGTTTGGGATGAGAAAAAAGGTGAACCAATAAAACTTTTCGATGATGTTCTTGACTCGTTGAGATATGCAATTTATACAGACGAAGTAAAAAATGGTAAAAAGGCGCAGATTGTTAACAAAGCAAAATTTGGTCTATAAGGAGAGACATGGCAATTAAAATAAATAGAGAGATAGCAGGTGATTTAAACAATCCGACAACAGAGCTACTAAATTACTGTATATCTCAACACCAAAAAGAATTAAGGCGATTAGAAAAGTTATCTAATTACTACGACGGTGAGCAAGAAATAATCAATCGAACTAAGGACAATGCTGCAGCGCCCAACAACAAAGTGATGGTCAATCATGCAAAATATGTAGTTGATATGAACGTTGGTTTCATGGTTGGTAATCCTATTGCTTATACAAGTAGTGATGCGATTGATCCTATTCTTGAGGCCTACACAAAGGTTGATATCGTCTCTCATGACACTGAACTTGAAAAAGACTTATCAGTTTTTGGTGTTGGGTATGAACTAATCTATCTGAAACAAGATATTCAAACAGGTAAAACGTATCCAGCTATCAAATGTATTGATCCACGTGGTATTTTTCTTGTAACTGATGATACAGTTGATTCAAATCCTCTATTTGCAGTCCATTACCAACCTATCTTTAGCTTACAAGGCGTTATTCTATATTACTTGATTAAATACTATAATGACAATCGAGTGCTTACCTACAAAGCTAGCTCAATCGGTGTTAGCAATTATGAACTTGTCAAGGCATTACCGCATTACTTCAAGGCTGTGCCTGTCATTGAGTATCGTAACAATGAAGAGCGCCAAGGTGACTTTGAGCAAGCAATTAGTTTGATTGATGCTTACAACTTGTTACAGTCAGACCGTTTGAATGATAAAGAGGCATTTGTGGATGCTATTTTATTTATTCGTGGATTTGAGCTACAAGATGGGGATGGAGAAAAGTTAGCAAGTGAAAAAATGCTGCAGACAACGGCCCCACCTGCAGAGGTAGATGCTAGTTATCTGACTAAGACTATGGACGAAGGTGGCATAGCTATCTTGAGAGATTCATTGCTTGAGGATATTCATAAGGTGACTTATATCCCTAATATGAACGACAAAAACTTCTCAGGTAACGTCAGCGGTGAAGCGATGAAATATAAGCTATTTGGGCTATTACAACTCATGTCCGTTAAGTCTAGATATATGGTTAAGGGATTACGGCAAAGACTTGAAATATTTGCTAATTTCTTGAAAATAAGTGATAGTTCAGTTGATATTGATGGCGTAAAAATTAAGCTGAAGCCTAACTTACCAATCAATACGACTGATATTGTTGCTCAAATTGTTCAGGCGCATCAAGCAGGTATATTACCACTTAAGGTATTGCTTACTTGGCTCCCTGATATTGACAATGTTGATGAAGTCCTTGAGCAGTTACAAGCTGAAAAAGAGGAAGCTATTGAGCTGAATCAGAAAGCTATGGGAACTCAAGCAGAGGATAGCCATAGTGATCTAGAAGATGATGAGAGGAATCCAGATGATTACAGCAAAGTTCAAGAAGAGGAGTAATCAAATTTATTGGTACCAGGTAACTGGACACGCGGGATATGCGAATATTGGTAATGATATTGTTTGTGCTGGTGTGTCTGCATTGTATATCAGCGTTACAAACACGTTATTATCCATGGGTAGAACGTTTGAACGTGATGATGGATACTTTACACTTGACGCAACTGATGTAGATAACGCCTGTTTAAAGGTACTTTATGATGGTATCCAGTCAATAGCTGAGCAATATCCTGATAATATTAAAGTTGAGGAGTAGGGTTATATGTCTGACAACTACTGGCAAAAACGAGCAATTAAAGCTGAAAAGAAAGTCAATGACGGTGCTAAACAGCTTGAGGATGTCGTAGTTCGTGCATATAGACAAGCTCAAGTTTATATGGCTGAGCAAGTAGCTAAGCTATTCACTAGAACTAAGCAGCAAACAGGTCTTGATGAAGATGAAGCAAAAAGATTGCTGAATCATACTGTTCCAGCTGCTGAATTAGTAGAGTTAAGACGACTAGCAAAAGATGTTAGCAATCCTGAACTACAAAAACAAGCTAAGCAACGCCTGACCGGTCTAGCTTTAAAACACAGGATAACACGAGCTGAGGACTTGAAAGCCAAGGCTTATATATCAGCCAAGCAAGTAGCAGATGTCCAGCTAGAAAAGCAGACGTCTTTTTATATCGACACTATTCATGAGTTATACAAAGAGGCAATTGCTGAGTCGATAATACGAGATGCACAACCCAGTGTGAAAAAGGGTCATGAGTTTAAGCAGCTATCTACTAAGTCAGTTGAGAATATCCTTGACAGTCATTGGAAAGGTAGTAACTACTCAAAACGACTATGGGGCGATACTGAGGCACTAGCTAAGCGACTGGAAGAGTTATTCACGGTTGAAGCGTTAACTGGTATGTCTGAATTTAAGATGGCGCAGGCAATAGCTAGTGAATTTGGCCGCTCAATCAACGTTTCACGCCGTTTAATTCGTACTGAGGCTAATTATATGGCTAACCAAGGAAAACTCAAAGCATGGCAAACTAGAGGCATAGAACGGTATCAGATTATTGCAATCTTAGACTTACGCACCTCTGAAATATGCCAACATCAAGATCATAAAGTTTACCTAGTTGAAGATGCAGAAGTCGGTGTGACTATGCCGCCTTTTCATCCTTGGTGCAGATCGATTATTGCTTACTACTCTGAACGTTTGGCCAACACACCAAGGAAAGCAATTGATCCTATTACTGGTAAGACAGTCGATATCAAAGGAGATGCTACCTATAATGACTGGATGGACAAGCTTAAGGATCTTCATTCTGATGATGAGATTGAGAAGATGAAGCAGAAAACTATCAATCTAAAAAAAGATACTAATGACTTATCAAGAATGAAGTCGGTTTTAGGTGCTAGCAGTCCTCAAATACTGGAACAATACCAAGAATTGAAGTATAATGGGGGTAGTGAGTGGACCAAGTTAAAAGACAATTACTTTGTCAAATCTCGACTTAAAGATGGCCGTTTTGGCTCCGTAATTAATTCAGAAAAACAATCCCCGCATATTAAATCAACCGCTACTAAAGGTAAAAGTTACTTTGAAGATGATGTTGATGTTCAAAAATTGTTTGATAAATATGCTGGTACTGGTTTTGTTGAGAGACAACGTGATGGTAAGGCCCGTAAAAATACAGAACTTGTGATAGCGAGTGATTTCCAAGGAATTGCCGTTAATCTTGAAGGAAATTTTAAAACTAATATGTTTAAAATACACCATTCCAAAAATAGGACTCATATTGTACCGATAAAGAAAGGAGACTGATTATGGATTTATATCAATATTTGGGAAAAACTATTAAAGTAATCTTTGATGATAATCAAGTCCTTGAGGGTTTTTGTAATACTTTTACTGGTAAGTTGGATACTGAAGATGAATTGTATGACGAAATAACTATAAAAACTGATAAGCACGAATATATTGGCTTTGGTGAAAACGAAATTAAAGCGATTGAAATAATCGAATAAAAGCATTTAGCAAATAGGCTAGGTGCTATTTTTATACACAAATAAAGCATTTGTCACACAGACAGGTGCTTTTCTTATACATGAAAGGGTCAATATGAAAGAAAGTGCAAAAGTTAATATTCTAGGAGTTGTTTACACTATTTATGATGAAGTGTCGGTAAAAGATGATATTCGTATCACCGATTGTGATGGAGTAACTGATTTTACTACTAGAGAAATCTTAATAGCAGAAATGAATTCTGCTCCAAACAGTTGGAAAAAATTAGACATCTACAAAAAACGCACTATTCGACATGAAATTGTTCATGCCATACTTTTTGAATCTGGATTAGATCATAATACAGAATGGGCTAGAAATGAAGAAGTCGTCGATTGGATTGCCATTCAATTCCCTAAGTTACTAGATATCTTCAAAGATATTGAAGTAGAGTCGTTTTAGTTAACGGCTTTTCTTGTGTCCAAGCGTGAAGACTTTAAAAGCATCGGAAGTGCAAGCATTGAACCACTTAAAAAGCAATTGGAAAGGATTAATAACATGAAAATCGCAACACTATGCGGAAACAGCTTACTCAAACTCAACCTACAACGATTTGCAGAAGAGGGAGAAGGTGGTGAAGGCGGTGGCCAAGCTACTCCTCCAGAATTCAATGCTGACAGTCTGACGGATGAACAGGTTGCAGCAATTAAAGAGAAATTTGGCTTTAAGGATGATACTGATGTTGATTCTATTGTGAAGTCTAAACGCTCTCGATGGCAAAAGGAGCTAGAAGAGGAAAAGAACGAAGCAGCCCGGCTCGCCAAACTTTCTGAGGAGGAACGCCAACAAGCTATTATCCAAAAGGAAAAAGATGACCTTGAAAAAGAAAAGGCTGTCTTTCGTCAGGAACAGTTGTTAGTTGAAAAAGGTAAACAACTCCAAGCTATTGGTATCCCGAGTGATTTAGCAGCTCGTATTCAAGGTAATACAGCTGAGGAGGTTATGGAAGATGTTAAGTCATTCAAGACTGAATGGGATAAGGCCTTGAAATCAGCTGTTGATGCTGCTCTTGTAAGTTCTGTAGATAATCCGCTAGGAAGTGGTTCTACTAACAACACTACTAATCCATTCGCAAAAGAAAGCTTTAACCTAACGGAACAAGGCCGTCTTATGCGAGA